TATGAAACAGAAGGTAAAGAAGTAGTATTCGAATCCTTAGCTGATGCGTCTACTCAGAATACAAAAAGTTTTGCTAGGCTATTTTTAGCTGCAATAGCAGAAAATAGAGCATTTGTTAGATGTGTTCGTAATTTTCTTAAAATCAACATCGTTTCTCAAGAAGAGTTAGGTGATGCAAAACTTATAGATGATTCTTCTATCGTGCAAGAAAATCCAACTTCTCCACATGTTCTATTGGAAAAGGTAATGAAAGATAAATCAATATCTTTTGATTCCTTAAAAAAGAAATTAATTAAAGAGAATTTTGATAATGCATCTGAACTTAAATCAATTAATGACATACCAAAAGTTAAAATATTCGAACTTATAGAAAGAATCAAAAAAGCTTAACTCTCTCCACTTACTATAAAAGTTGTAAAACCTAATTCAGCTGTGCCATTACTTTGACTACTTAGCGACATATTTTTATTCATAAGAACTAAATCTTTAAGAGTCAATGTTCTTGCCGTCGAAGTCCCATTTAAATTTTTTAAATTAATATTTAAATTTCTAAGGTTTAAATTATTTATTATATTTCTTATATTTTCAAAATTTAATTCACTAATTTCTAAATTACAATTAAATGTTGTTGATATTGGATATATTAATTGAATATAAGTGGGTAGAATTTCACCAATTTCATAAACTTCATTTCTACTAGAAGTAATAGTAACATCGAAAGAATTAGTTGGATTTGAATTTACTTCATCTAAATCAATATCAACATAATGAAAGTTGTATATAGGCAATTCTTGATTATAATTTACAATATTATAATTTCCAGTCATTTGTCCGAGCTCTCCATATATAACGGCATTAATTCCTACCTCAATAGGAGAATATTTTGTATGCCTAATACTATAAGAGTTTAATGCACCACTTTGAAATTCTATATATCTATTTCCATATTCCACTCTACCAGAAAATAATTTATTACCAGTATAATTTATAAAAGGATCATTAGAATTTCCTATTAAATTCACCGATAGACTAGCTCTTATTGGTTGTGCTGCTAAATAATTTATACCAGAATCACCTATCGCAAACGAAGGCGTTATATTGGTATCGTAAGTTAAATTCAAGCTAGTTATACCAGAAACCATTATACCATCTATAAAAAGATTTTGATTAGAAATATTAGAGTACATGTATTATAATTTACACTTATAGTGTAATAATAAAGAAGGTAAAAGGTTTATGGCTAGTATAAATGACACAATAACAGGTTGGCGTCCACAGGTTGTATATCCAAAATATGGTATAGCCTCTGGGGAATATAGTAGATATTATTATTCTTTAAAAGATAATAATTTAAATAATGATCCAATTTCAAGTCTAAATGGTTTTTGGGATGGATATGTAGTTATTAATGGTAATTATATACCAGATTTTTATTGGAAACCATCATATTCTACCGTAGTACAAGCATCTCCAAGAATCAACAGGGTTAAATTTGGAAATGGATATGAGCAAAGAATACCAGACGGAATGAATACTGATCTTATAACTTTAAATCTAGAATTCGCTAATAGAAAAGAAAGTGAAGCTGTGGCTATTTTGCATTTCTTAGATCAAATGAATGGGCAAATATCTTTTATATATAATGTTCCAACTATTTATAATAAAAATTCTTTTAATACGAGATTTGTTTGTCCGAGTTGGGAAACAACCTATAATTTTTATCAAAATTATTCAATTAAAGCTACTTTTGAGGAAGTAATAGCCTAATATGCCACTTAACGCAACAAATACTTTTAATACAATCGCTTCTGGTATTAAAAATTTTAATACAGAAGTAGGCAGTTTAACTCCAAGTACTCCAATAGAATTATTTGAAATAGATATGAAAGACGTATATCCTCAAACGGCTTTTATAACTACAGAAAATCAACCCATATCAAATGGGGTATTGAGAATTTTTAATGATGTTAATTTATTTAATTTAGCTACAAATACAAGAGGTAAACTTTATTGGCAAGGAAATTATTATTATCCATTTCCAATATCTGTTGATGGATTTGAATTAAATTCAGTAGGTACAATGGCTAATCCTAATATGGTGCTAGCTAATACAAGTCCAGATGGTAGCGATAATTCTTTTTATAAATACGCTAGATTACAAATTCAGTCTTTGGGAGATCTTGCTGGATGTAAATTTACAAGGATAAGAACTTTTTTAAAATATTTAGATCCATCAAATTTTTCTAATAATTTTAATCCTTATGCTAAAGATAATAATTTTTTTGAATTAGAATTACCAAAAGATATTTATTATATAGAAAGAAAAGAATATGAAAGTAAAACTACAATTGAATATAGTCTTTCTTCTCTTTTAGATATAGAAAATGTTGCATTACCAGGAAGAAAAATTTTAGCACAAAAATGTCCATTTCAATACAGAGGAGAAGGATGTTTGTATGAATATCACAAAAGAATGACTTATGCTCATAGCGGGGTATATGCGGGATGCTCAAATGTTCCAGCAAATTATATAACATTGCCACTAGAAGCTCCTCCAACAGCAACAGATAATGACGAGTTGTATTTAGGAAAAATATTCACTGGAGATAATGTCAATGGTATATCAGATGCGTATATTTTTACTGGCATCAATCATATTCGTATCGCAACAGGAGTAGGGGATAGTACTTGGTCATTTAGTAATTTTAATTTGACAAGCGGATCTTCTATTTCTTCTCAAAGAAGTTTAAGTGATAATAATTTTTCAGTCACAGGAGCAAATACGAACGCTAATGGATTGGCATCTATTACTTTTCAATTAAATAATCCAGCAGAAATTACAAAATTAAGTTTAAATTCCGCCACAACAATAACAAATAATTTTAATTTTTATTTTTCAAAAGACAATGGTTCAACTTGGGAAGCGGTAAAAACTCCTTTAGGCGTAGCACAAGATTGGACTTTAAATGGCAAAGCAGCTGGTTCATACGTAACAGGTTGGCCTACAGTAGGTATGCATAAATATTGGAAACTTAGTACTACTAATACAGCAGCTGGAACAAATTTAACAGAAGTTCAGTTAAGTGGACAATATAGAATAGCTGATAGTGGTTTATGGGGATTAGGGAATACTTATCGAAGAGGAGAATTTACTTTCTTAGAAAAAATGGGAATTAAATATTATTACGTTTCTCTGACGGGTCATCTTTCTAATGCATTTAATGCTCCACCTAATAGAATTTTTTGGTCAACAGATAGTTGTTCTAAAGAAATATCTGCTTGCAGAAATAGGTGGCAATTGAATCCATATTTTAAACCAGTAATTTGGCCATTATCTCGTGGAGGCTGGAGTAGAGCTAAAATGTATAATCATTTTTTCTATTATAATTTTAGTCCATCAACACTTGATTCAGCCACTGGTGATGCTGGTTCTTGGCCAAGAAGACCAATGGTTTGGGATCCATTTGGAAAATATGCTTGGGGATTACCAAAAGATTATACTGGAGATTATTTAAATGGATTTTTGCCATTTGGTGGATTTCCTGGAGTAGATAAAAGATCATGAAACTTTTACAAACAACTAAAAATTTTATTAGAAATCATGCAGATAAAATTTATCCAAAAGAATGTTGTGGTTTTGTTGTGAGAGATAAATTAGGTAATTTAGATCACATAGAAGCAAAAAATATATCTGATAACAATATAGAATTTTGCATAGATCCATATTATTTTTTAGTTATACAAAATAATTATAATATAGATTACATATATCATAGTCATGCAGATAAAAATTATATAGATTTTTCAGAACCAGATATGATCTGTGCAAAAAATTTAATGAAAAATTTAATTTTATATATAGTTGAATTAAATATATTTAAAATATATAATTATGAAACAGGAGAAGTGACTCATGGTTAAAGTTATTCTTCATGGTAAATTAGGAAACGATCTAGGACCAGAATGGGATTTAGAAGTTTCGAGCGTTTCTGAAGCTTTAAGAGCTATAGAAGCTAATACTAAAAAATTCAGAAAATGGATTATAGATAATCATAAAGACTATAAGTATGCAACATTAATAAATAAAAAACCTGTTCAATTTAACAAAAATGAAGAGTATTATACTTTAAAATCAGATCTTGTTATTAATTTTGGTGAAAAATTGCAAACTATAGATATTCTTCCAGTCGCTAAAGGTGCAGCTTATACTTTTTATGCAGGCGGCGGAGGGAATAATGTTAGTTCTTCATATTTTGTATATAATCCTCCACCCCCACCATTTTTTTTCAGTCCACCTCCACCTCCACCATTTTATTATAGCCCTCCACCTCCACCACCATTTTATTATAGCCCTCCACCACCTAAATCACCACCACCTGCACCCCCACCACCACCTAAATCACCACCACCTGCACCACCACCACCTCCACCAGGAGGAGGGGGAGGAGGCGGAGGAGGAGGCGGAGGAGGAGGCGGAGGAGGAACTCCACCACCCCCACCACCAGGAGGAGGAGAATCTCCACCACCACCTCCAGGAGGAAGCGGAGGAGTTGAAGATTTTTTTGCTGATTCTGGAGACTTTTTACTAAGTTTCTTTGGCCCTTTGTTGCCTCAATTATTATTAGCAGTTTTAGCTTTATTATCAAGCGGAGTTACTGCTCTATTATCTAAACCACCACCAAGTATTCCATACAATCCTCAACAACCATCTCCATATGATCCAGGTCAAGTTCCAGAAATACCAGGAGGTCAAGGGACGGGAGGAGTAAATGGTGGACCAATTTCTTATTTATTTAATGGTCCAACAAATATCATGGGCGAAGGTGGACCTGTACCAGTAGGATATGGTAAATTAATTATTGGATCAAATATAGTTCAAGTTTCTTATGAAGTATTGTATAAAGCCACAATGAGAGCTAATAAAGATGCAACTACTTTACAAGATAACGCAGTAGGTGGAGTACAATTTTTATTTAATGAAGATTGTATGTTAGTGGATCAAAATCCAACAAACGCAGGATTATAATATATGCCAGACGTCAATTCAGTAATGGAGGGTTTAGAAGGATTAGAGTATCCATCTAATTTCGGAAATAATATGGGAGGATTAGATTTTCCAGATAGTTTAGCTGCAGATTATATGGGAGGACTTAATTGTTTAATTTTTAGTGGAAAAGATTCTTTTGGAGGTTTTGTAGATTCATCCGCTTTTCCTAGCGAAGTAAGTGGCAATTATGGTCCTGCATGTCCTATTTATGGAATGACTGGGTACATATACATGCCAGCATCAGTTGCTCAACAAGCTACTGATCCTTATTCGTCTGGCACAGACTACGCACTTGGTTGGGGCAGAATGGATTGGAGAGATTATATGCAAAAAGTTAATTATAATGTTGGTGCTCCAAATTTAAGATCTTACTTTCAACTTCCAAGGCAAGATGTAAATCCGCTTTATGCTCCATATATTATTACAGGAACAGGATATAGAAAATTTGATCAAAGTATAGCTTCATTGCTTAAAATAAATATTTTAGATTTAATTTCAGAAGGACCAATAGAAGGATTTGTTACTGGTGATTATATTTATAATCTATCAGGCAAAAAAGCGGGAGATATTGGATATACATCTGCTAAATTTTCTCCTTATACAACTAATACTGGTACAGCAGCAGGGAAAGGAGCGTTAAGCTTTTTTAAAGCTACTCCAGAAACAAGATCAATATTTTGGAATAATACACCTATTGCGACCATGAGAGGCTTCATGAACTTCCAATACGCAAATTATAAATATACAAATGGAGAACCAAATAATCATACAATTTCGAATCCTTATATAAATTTATATCAAGATAGATTTCATTGGGATGGAAATAAAGTAGATGTAAATAAATATCCAATTCAAAGCGCATCAACTAAATTAATAAATGAAAGTTTATATGGAGGAAATTATTATCAAAGCGAAAACTCTGGATATGCAACTCCAAGAAGATATTACATATACGATACAGACATACAAGCAGTTAAAATATTTTTTAAATTAAACGCTTTGTATTATCAAAATCTTACTGGAAACAGGGTCGGAGAAATGGATAGAAATCAAGTAAAAGTTCAATTAAGATTATATAGATTATTTTCTGACAGAACAGAATCATTGGCTACAATTGATACGGCTACTGCAGATAATCCATATCTTTATACCGCAGATAATATACAATTTTATGGAAAAATAACAGCTCCAATGGTGGCGCATTATACATTTTGGTTTAGACAGTATAAAGATAATGGTTTTCCAATTAGAGTTTTGCCTAATCAAATCGGCTGGGTTTTAGATATCACTAAAATGACTGCGGAAAATATATCGTCATATACAGCAAATAGTATAGAAGTTACTAGTTTATCTTATATTTATGGAGATAGATTTACCTTTCCAAACGCAGCATTAGTTCATAGTACTTTTGATGCTAGATATTTTAACAGTATACCAGAAAGATCATATTATGTAAAATTATTAAAAGTTAAAGTACCAGAAAATTATGATCCTATTTTAAAAACATATAATGGATCTTGGAATGGTAAATTTAAATTAGCATGGACAGATAATCCAGCTTGGTGTTATTATGACATGATAACAAATAATAGATTTGGTTTAGGAAAATATGTAGATCCATCATTAGTTGATAAATGGACTCTTTACGAAGCTTCGCAATATTGTGATCAATTAGTTCCAGATGGAAGAGGAGGTCTCGAACCAAGATTTACTTGTAATTTATATATCAATACTAGAACAGAAGCGTATAGAATAATAAATGATATGGCTTCTATATTTAATGCTTTGCCTTATTATATGGCTGGACAAATATTTATAAGTCAAGATAGACCAAAAGAACCAATATATTTATTTAATAATAGTAATGTCATAAATGGTAATTTTACTTATTCAGATAGTGCTAAACGAACAAGACGATCTGTAGCAATGGTACGATATAATGATGAAGATAATAATTTTAAACCTGCGTATGAATATGTAGAAGATAAAACTAGCATGATGAGATATGGAATTCGAGAAGTTGAAATTGCATCTTTTGGTGGAACTAGAGGTAGTCAAGCTAGAAGATTAGGTAAGTGGTTTCTTGCTAGTGAAAACTTAGAAACAGAAACCGTAAATTTTGAAACTAGTTTAGAAGGATCTTTATTAAGGCCAGGAGATGTAATTAAAATATATGATCAAAATAGAAGAAATAAAATATACGCTGGAAGAACAATAGAATTAAATTCAGGCAGTGCAACATTAGATATTGAATACAATGAGTATAATAAATATATATTAACTGGAGTAAATCAAAGTTTTATGTTTAGTACTTTGACTCCTACCTATAATTTAAATTTAGGAACAAAATTAGGGGATGAACTAGTTACTGGTTATGATTTAAAATCTGATGGTTCAATAAGTGGTCTTAACACAAAATTATTCAGAAAAAATCAAATACAAAATTTAAAAATTAATAATACTAAAAACTATATAACTAGTGGAACTGGATATTTTGGAGATAAAATAAGAATAGTCTTTGATAAAAATACAATAAATACAACCTCACAATTTACCCCTGTGATAACTCAAGGAAATGTAGCTTATAGTGGAAATAATGGCAATGGTTTTGTGAAAACATTAGATACTGTATCATGGGACGATACTCAAGTTTATTCTCAAGAAGGATATTATGATAAAGTATTTACAAAAGTTGTTCCAGTTAATAACTATGGCGGTTATTATATGTTTGGATTAAACTCCGATCCAGCTACGAGCACATCTTACGCTGATTTAGATTATGCTTGGTATTTTATAGCTGATGGTACATTGCAAATTAGATTGAATGGATCAGTATTATCAGGAATAACATGGACAAATTACAATAAAAATGAAACATACACAATTGATTACGATGGGCAATATGTTAACTTTTTAAGTGGAAATGATAATATATATAAAGAAGCTAGGTCAGTGGGAAATAGACTTTATTTTGATAGTTCTTTGTATAATAAAAATGCTGGATTTACAGATGTAAAATTTGGCACATACGGATTAGATAATAAAGATTATAATTTACCTAATAATGCAATTTGGTCAATTGATGTAAGTACCACTGGTGATTATGGTGGTTATACAAGTGGAATTAAAAATAGATATCCAACACAATTTGTTCCTGGTAATTTATTATATGATGGATGGTATTTAGAGTCGTATTTAGATAAACTTCAATCATATAGAATAATTAATATACAAGAAAAAGAAAAAAATACTTATAATATATCTTGCCTAGAATATAATCCATTAAAGTATGTAGATATTGATACAGGAGTAGCATTAATAACTGTTCCAGAGAAAAATCCTATACCAGAAACACCAGATTTAGGATTACAAATTTTATATAGAGATCAATTGGGAAATAAAACAGGATCTAACTCGCTATATTATAATTCATATCAAACAAAAGGATTGAACAGTGTCGCATATCTTATTACTGGGAAAAGTGGACCAAGAGGCTCAGGAATAGTGTCTAATTATAAAGTTTACGTTTCAAGTGGACTTCAATCATTCTCTTCTTCTTCTTTACCGCCAGCCAAAGATTTATTTTCTATTTATAATAATTTACCAACTAATACTTATACCGCAACAACAATTCCACCATATTTTACTCCTACGGTAAGTGGAGATTATACTGTTACTTTAATTGCAGAAAATAATTCGAATGAATTTTCTGATACTGCTACAAAACAAATACAATTATCTCAACAAACTATACCAGCAGTTGTTGTTGCAAGTGGAGTAAATATATTATGATAAATATAGATTCATTTCAAACTAATAAAAAAGATATTACCATTTTATGGGAATCACAAAGAGATTTATCAGCTGATATTTTATCTGAACGCTTACATAAAGGTTTTCCCTCTTTTAATGTAGAAATTTCTAATGAAAATAATGAATTAATTTATATATACGAACATATACCTAGCTCCAACGAAATTGGTTCTATATCTTTGGCCAGTTTAGAAGCAAGACAAAAAATTATAAATAGAAATCCAGCTCTTATTTGTGCTAATCCTAGAAAAAAAATGGAAATGTTTTCTAATCAAAATATAGTTAAAAATAATTTTACATTTCCTATAGAAGAAAATTTTAGATTATTTAAAGAAAAAAATGGATATGATGGATTTTATGAAAAATTATTCATTAAGATAACTCATAATGATTCTTTTCAAATAAGCTATACTTGTTTTGTGGAATATGATAAAACTATTAATAAAGATCTACTTAATCAATCTATAAGCAAAGTATATAGAAGTTCTGATAATTTAAATTTAAAAATAAAATTTAATCCATCATCATTTAATGATACTAATATAAATTCTTTTATTATATTTGCGAAAGCTATAAATGGTAATTCTCAAATAGATTTAAGCCCTGTATTTGTAGAAGACGTACAATCTAAATGGTTAGACACTGTTGATGATACTAAAATATTAAGTTTGCCATTTATAGAAAATGAAATTCTAGAAGAATCTCAAAATTTAAATATAGAAATATACCCATTATTGCCATTTGAGACGGCTGTATTAAAAAGTATAAAAGATAATGAAAATATTAAAAATTTTATTAATAATTTTATAATAAATAAATTAGTTTATAATAATTTATATAAATCTGGTTCTATTTTAGAATTAATTAATTTTCATGGTTATGTTTATTTGTTTAATAAAGAAAGTTTTTCTAATCTTGCGTGGCCAGATATAAACTTATTAATTAATAATATTAATTATTATAAGTATTTCCCAAAATCAAAAGGCTCTAATAATTTAAATACAATATGCTTGAATACTGGGCCAGAAATAGATTCTAGTATATTAGAAATAGTAGATCAAAATCTTAATCAAACTTTAGGATACTATAATATAGATGAATCGAAATACTATGATATACTATTAGATTTACCTTACTTTAAATCTTTAAATATTTCTCATATAAAAATAATTGAAATTGAAGAAAAAGAAAATGAATATGTAATGTATTTAGATTTTACAACTTTACTTACAGAACAGCAAGACATAATTTTATATAATTGTTCATCTAACTTATCTTATATCAGAAAATATTATGAAAATATAAATGATTCAAATTATTTACATTTAATATTTTCTATTAAATATCCAAAATTTAATAAAGATGGTTTAAATAGTGCACAAGTTATTGATGAAAAAATAATGATTAATTTTTCTTTTAGATATAATAATTAATTATCTTCTAAGAACTCCGCCTAGTCTTTGTTGTTCTCCAATAATTTTAACTACTTCTAACTTAATTTTATTGGCTAAGTCTTTAGATTGATTAATTTCAATTTGAGAATTAGAATTTGTATTATTACCGTTTGTATTTTGAGATACTGCGCTTTGTACGTTGCCTTGGGGACTTACTGTTACGTTAACATTTACATTATTTGTTATATTTGTAGAAGAAGAATTATCTTGACTTTGATCTACGCTTTGTCTTACAATTTGTCTATCTGAATTTGCATTTGGTTGCATTGATTGATAAATTGGAGAACTTAATCCATTAAAATTTTGTGCAGTAGCATTAATACGTTCAGGGCCGACTGGTCCACCTTGTGCGAATCTTGGGATTCTACTATAGTTTAAATTATCAAAAAAGTTTTGCCCATATTTTTTAACAGCTTTTTTATTTACAACATATTCTCCGCCCATTAGTAATGCTGGTATATTGTCTTTTTCTCCACCTTTTGGAGAACCTTTTGCTCTTCCAACTGGTAATCTTCCAGAGGATCCAGTTCCAAAAATATCTGCTGGAGAATTTCCTGTAGCTTTTCTTGTCTCGCTTGAGCCAAATAGATTTCCAGCTTTAAATGGACTTCCTCCTCCTGGGCTTAAGAAATTTTTAATATATGGACTAACATATTGACTAAATGCTCCTGCTCCTAAAATTGTTCCAGCGGTTAAAGCCCCACCAATTAATTGATTATTTCTTGCTTGATAATAGGCGTTTCTTTGGGCTTGATTAATTTGATTAATCATTTGCCTTTGTCTTGCGTTGGCTTCTTCTATATTTTTAATTTCTTCTGCATATTGTTTATCATATGCATCTTTAGAATTTATTCTTTCTGCTAAATAATCTTGTAAATCTACATATCTTTGTTTAAGTATATCATTTTGAGGATTATTTGTATCATATAAAGCTGCAGCATTTAAGTTTGAATCTATGTTGAATTGTCCATCAGTTGGATATAATGGATCATTGTATTGATAATTTGCAGTACCTTGATAAAAAAATCCTCCTCCAGAATTAGGATTTTCTCCTGGTAAATCAACTACGTCTCGTTGCAATTGCGCTAATCTCATAGCTTCAGAAGCATTTACTTCTTCCGCAGAAGGTTTTCTTGAAGTGTTGGTCATTGAAATATATTGAGATTCGCTTCCTTGTCTAAGAATTCCTCCATCTGCCATTTTAGGAATTTTTAAATTATTTAATTGATCTAAGAAATTGACTCCGTATCTATTAACGGCAGATTTTTTAATTACATATTCTCCCCCCATTAAAAGAGAAAGTACATCGTCTTTTTGTTTTGATCCACCTGTTACTTCTCCTCCTGTAGCATAATTTTTAACTGGTCCACCAGAACTAAATTTAAATATATCTGATAAACCAGTTCCTTGAAATAAGGATGAAAATGTTTGACTTATAGCTGCTTCTAATGCTAATTGCTGAATTCGTCTAGAAATATTCAAAGCCATATTTGTAAATGCTTGATCTGCTGTTTGAGAATTATCTATAATACTTTGAAATGCATTTCCCATTTCAGATTTTATAGTTTTAGCTGTATCCATCGCACCATTTTGTAAATCTCTATATAAATCTTCAGTTTTATAATCAAATTCTGTAAAAAATGCATCAGCAACATCTAAAGCTTTTCTTCCTTCGCCTACTGATTTTCCAGCTAATAATCTTGTTTCTCTTTGCTGTTGTTTTTCTTGTTTATATTGGTCCGCAAACATTAAACCATTAGCTCTTTTATTTTCAGTTTTTTGATTTTCAATTAACGCTAAAAGAGCATTCCTATATTGATCTTCTGTGATTATTCTTGATTTTAATTTTTCTCTTAATATAACTTCTTGTTCTGTTATATTTTTGACAATTTCATCTCTTTGGTCTTGATTTAAAATATCAGAATTTATTTGTCTTAATTGTTTTTCGTATTCCATTCCTAATAATTTATCTGGCGCAAAATCTTCTCCTCGTCCTAAAGTTTTTAAATAAGTTTGAATATCTCCAGCGCTTAATGCACCAAGTTTCTTTAAATCATTTCTATAGGAATCTATAAAATCTTGAGTAGTTTGTATTGAACGTAAAAATTTTTCTGTTAATTGACCAGCTGCAGCTTTTGTTTTTTGCAATTCTTCAACAGTAAATTTGACTGCATCATCTAAATTTCCTGAACTTATAGCTATTTTAATAGCTTTATTTGCTACATCTTCAAATTCTGGAGCGACTTTGCCATCGGCATCTGTATAAATTTCTTTTAATGTATCTACAAATTTTTCTAAAGTTGAAGCTGCATTTGCAGTTTCTTGTGCAATTTTTTTATTATTTTCTGGAGCTTTTCCATCTGCTAAATAATCTTTACCTTTAGTATTGCTCATATCCTTCATCAAGCTATCAACAAAAGCTCCAGCATATTGCATTGAGCCTTGTTTGCCAGCTAGTTGTTTTGATAAAGTTAATTGACCCGTAGAATCTATTGAGGTTTCTACGCCTTGTAATGTTTTTAAATCTACATTATTTTTTATACCTTTTAATTGAGATAAATCATTTAATTGACCAATTACATTATCAATTTTTTTCCTACCTTCTTCTGTTTTAGCTAATGTCGTTGTATACCTAAGCCCAGTTTCATTACTTCTAACATCTAAAAGTGCTCTAGCTGCTACTTTCGCTTCTTCTTTGCTTTTAATTCCACCTTGAGTATTTAAACTTTCAAAAAATACTGCAATTTCTTTTGATCTTACTTCTGCTGCCCCTTTAGCGAAATTTTGAGCCATTAAAGATCCAATTTCTTCAAATTTTCCTTCTCTAATTTTATCTAGAACTCCAGATTGTATATCTACAGGAAGCATAGAAACTTGATCAACAATTTTTTCAAAAATAATATCTAAATTAGCCTGTTTGATATCATTAGGTCCTTCTAAACTTAATGTTCTTTTGTATTGATCGATCAAGGGAGTAACTTGTTGAATTGCTCCTTGTGTTTGATTAAATCTATCTTGTAGTATAGCTAGTTCTTTACTTAAACTTTGAACTTTTTCTTGTTTGAGCATTTCCTCTCCCTGTTTGCTCCCAGCATAAGCTCCATAACCTGCACCAACTGCAGCAGTTGGTGCAGGTTATGGAG